CCCCTCCCATAGCCGGTAGTGCCGGAACAGCCAGCCGCCGCGCTTGTACAGGACGTGCTCGCCCTTGTGCCCTTCCAGCGTGCAGTCGATGCGGATCGGCGGCTCCAAAGGCAGGGCCGTCTCGACGACGGCCGCTTCCGTGTCCGTGCTCATGCTCCACCTCCCGTTGTGGATGCCCGTGGGGAGGGCCAGGCAGGCGGCACGGGATCCGCTTTTCGGGTGGTACCGACCCTAGCCTGGCCCAGCCCCGTGGGCTGGTTGCTCGCTTAGGCTACCGTGCCCCAGGCTGGCGCCGTCGCGCCGAACACCCGCAGGCTGGCGACCACATTCACCTTGCCGGCCGGGGTCGTGGCGATGTTCATTTTCTGGCACCAGAACTCGCCCTCGAACTCCGGATCGCCCGAGACGGGCCCGGCGACGCCAGTCGGCACCTGGACCGTCACGGTATGGGCGCTCGCCACGCCCACGATTCCCTTCAGCACCGTGTACAGCCCGGTAGTGGCGGCCGGGTTGAACGTCCCGGTGATCTCCACTGGGAAGCTCGGCATACCCGGGATGCTGTTGTGCGCCCCCTCGGTGAAGCCCGTCACTTCGAGTTCATCGTACTCATCCGGGATGTCGATTGACTCGATGTCATCCGACACGTCCTGCGGGCTCAGCCCGCTGTCGTCGATAAAGATCGTGCAGTGCTGCCCTTTCAGCTTGGCCATGGTTGCTCTCCTCGGCTGTGGCTCAGTTGTTTGCCAGCACGACGCTCAGTTTGAGGTCGTTGCCGGCGCTGCCCGTCCGGGTCGCCAAGGCCCGGCGGAACTCATTCAGGGTGGCGGTCGAAGTCAGGCGCTCGCTTCCGCGGGCGCTGCCATTCAGCACGAAGGTCAGGTAGTCCACCCAGGGACCCCCGGTCGTGGTCGAATGCTGGATCTTCACCACATAGGTGTCGCTGGCCGCCGGCGTCAGGATCTCCAGGTAGGCGGTGCCTCCGTCGGTGTCGGCTGCCCCGTTGTCGATCTCATCGAAGCCGGTAGTGGTGGTGATAGTCGTGTGTGCCTGCACCACGCCCAGGTCCGGCTTCTTGCCCCGGCTCAGCACGTTCCAGGCAGCCGTCACGTAATCCGCCACCGCCGCCTTGACGGCGTAGCTGAACTGGTCGGCCTCGCAGGCCAGGGCCGGGTCGCCGATCGCCACCGCCACGTTCTGCCCGAAGAGCGCCACGAACTGCTCGGCGCCCTGCACGCCCACATCCTTCAGGATCTCATGGCTGGAGGCGAGCGCCGGGTCGAAGAAGCTCTCGGCGTTGGCCATGAACTTCGGCAGCGCCGGCCCGCTATTGTGAGCGCCATCCTGGAAGGCGGTCAGATCGATGTCGTCGTACTCGATGGTCGCGTCCAGGCTCCGGCTGCGGCCGCTCAGATCGTAGCCGGCGTACAGCAGCGCCAGGTGCTAGCCATCCTCGTCCTCCTCGTCCTCCGGCTCGGTCACCGCTGGCGCCTTCGGTTTGCCCAGCGCGCCCGCGGCGATCAGCTGCTTGAGATCCCCGGCTGCCACCTGGCCCTCCGCCAGGGTGTCCCCCGGCTCCCAGCGTCGGCCGACCGGGTCCTTCGCGGTCGGCACGTTGAAGCCCACCAGCACCGGGTAGCTTTTCCCCGCCATCACACCACCTCCTGGATCCGCAGCGCCAGCTCGCCGTAGTGGCAGAGCACATCGCTGAACTGCCGCAAGTCGATCACCGGGATCTGCACCGGCCCATCCGAGGCGAACCGCCCAGAGGCGCCCTGTGCCAGATCGTTGTCGTGCAGCGCGGTCGCCGCCTCCAGGGCCTGCTTGGCCGACAGGATCAGCGCCTCGAAGGTCTTCTGCGTGCCGGTGGCGTCGTTCTCCCCTAAGATGCCCCGGATGCGCACCCGGTAGGTCAGCTGCTCGACCTCGTCCCCGGAATCCCCGAAGCCGATCATCTCGCTGTCCACCCCCTCCAGGGCGATGGTCCAGCCCCGGAATTGGTCGACGCTGCTGATGGTTGCCTTGAACAGGGCGAGCAACGTCTCCCAGTCGTCGGCGAAGCGTTCATAGTCGTGCACCTGGCCGATGTTCGTCACGGTGTTCATGGCCGCCAGGATCTTGGCCCGCGCTCCGGTCGTCCCGTCCCAGTGGTAGGCCATCGCTCACCGCAGCGCCGCGAAGCGCCTCACGGCCCGCACCGGCACCTGGTCCATCACCCGCTGCAACCGCCGCTCGCCGCCCTCGTCCCAGGCCCGCTGGAACATATGGGCGCCGGTGTTCGCCCTGCCCCGGCTCGTCCCCCGGCCGATGGCCCGGGCAATCAGGAAGGCAGCCGACCGGCTCTCCGGCCCGGCCGCGATGCCCAGCCTGCGGATAGCCCATAGCTCGATCGGGCCCTGCGGCGGCCAGCGCCCGGCCCGCCGGCCGAACTCCACGAAGTTGGCGTAGAGCTGCGTCGATGCTCCGCCGATGCCCGGCTGGTCGCCGGCCTCGATCAGGCCTTCGAGTCCCAGCTCGGCGGAGCCGCTCAGGTGGAAGCCGATGGATCCCCGCAACGTGCCGAAGGCGACGGCCGTGCGGGCGGCCACCATAGGGGTGAGCAGCGCCCCCGCCTCCTCGAAGCCGGCCCGGGCCTCCTGGTTCAGAATGGGCCGCATCTCCGGGAAGAGCTGCGCCAGGCGCACCGCCTCGCTCAGGTCGACCGTGTAGTCGATCACCGGGTGCGCCTCGTGTGGAACAGGAAGCCCTCCCCATGGGGCGGCTCCAGATCCAGGTCCAGCCCAAAGGCGCTGGGCGGCACCGGCTGGTCCTTGCCGATCCCCAGCAGGCGCTCATACTCCGCCCGGAAATCCTTGGCCAGGCTGCGATAGATGTCCGCCTGGCTGCGCCGGTCAGCCACGTCGGCGGTCATGGTCGAGGCGCGCTTCTGGCCGTAGGCTGTCGCCAGGCGCAGGCAGCTCTCGCTGGCGGCCTGGTAGCAAATCGCCTCGAAGTGCTCCTGTGGGGTATCGATGAACGGGTCGGCCGCCTCGCTCCAAACATAGGGCCGGTCGACCGTCATGCGCACGCTCTCGGTGGTCGCCGGGCGGTGGGCCGGGAAGCGCAGCCAGGTCCCGTCGACCGATAGGAAGATCTCCCAATCGTCCTGCTCCAGCACCTGGGGCGTCTCATCCGAGAGCGGGTCGGCGGCCGGGTATTCCACGCTCAGCGGAGATCCCAGCTCCTCCTCCCAGCCCGGGGTGGTGGCGGTCACTTCCAGGATCCCCTGGCTGGCCGTGCCGAAGGCGGTCCAGGTCGAGCCGTCGAAAGTCGAGACGTCGTTGGTCGGGCTGCCGCTCTGCTTCACGCCCAGGTTGACCTCGCCGGTCCCGCTGGCATAGGTGTAGCCGCTCGAGCCCAGCACAGCGTGGTAGTCGCCGGCTGGCAGGCTCAGCGGGTTGGCCAGGGCGAAGCGCACTTTGCCGTCCGTATGCGCCGGCGCCCCGCCCACGTCGTCGATGTCCACCGCGGTGGCGGTGCCGATCAGGGCGGAGGGCAGATCGGCACTGTCCGAATAAATCTCTCCGGTCACGGTGCCGGCGACGGTCGTCCCGATCCGCCGCAGCAGGAAGGCGAACTCCCGCAGCTCCATGCGCCGGTCCAGCGTGAACAGGATCGCCAGCTTGCTGCCAGCTCCGGTGCTCTTGAGATCAATGGTGGCGTCCTTCAGGCTCTCCGCAACGTTGATCACCCGGCCGTACATCAGGTAGTAGCCACTGGCATCGCCGGCGAATTCGATCACCTTCTGCCGGGGCAGATCCAGCTGGTAGAGCCGGACCGCCTCCCGGATCGCCAGGTCCCGGTCGGCGGTCGGCAGGTCGCTGTCGACGATCTGCGCGGTGAGCAGCGAGTCCAGGCGGGCGTTGAAGGTGGAGAGCTTGGTCAGGGTCGCCATGATCAATCGTAGGCGATGTCGGCCGTGGGTGTGGTTCCGGTGAATGCAACATAGACGCCCACGCCGAACGGGATGCCGTCCTTCGGGGCGTAGCGGTCGTTGCCGTTGGCAACGGCGGCCAGCCTGGCGAGGATCGTCCCGCTGGCGGCGGTATTGTCGTAGACCGTGGCGGTGGCCGCATCGACGCCGGCTGCCAGGTGAATCTCATGCAGAATCCCGGGTCCGGTCTTCACGATTCCGGCGCTGGTCTTGT